ACTGATGCCACAGGTAGTGGCTCACCAACAACGAGAATGACGATTGACGAGAATGGTCTTGTTGGGATAGGCACTACAAGCCCCTCTGCACCACTTCACATCACTTCCGCTGACACAGCGTCAGAGGCATTCAGGGTTGACATTACAGACACAGATTCGACTGCTGACTCCACGCCATTCGTGATAGATGGTGATGGTAGGGTCGGTATCGGAACAGCATCCCCTGTCGCTGGCTCTGCTTTGACGCTCAATGGTGATGGAACGACATACGAGGGGATAGCATTCCAATCAGGTGGTTCAACGAAGTGGAAGATGAGCAGTGATGGTTCTGCTTGGTATCATGACTCACAGGTGAACACCCTAGACTACAACATCAGACTCAGGGATAGCACCGGAGCCTATCAGATATTCCACATGAATGCTGACACTGCTGGAACACTGAAGGTCGGTATAGGAGTCACAGCACCAACAGACACCTTGGCCGTGAGTGGTGGAATCAAGATAGGCGAGTTCAACTCCACGGATGGGACAGGCTACGCAGGGACTTCCCCACCATCGGACCACAACAACGCCACAGGTGCATCGGACCCACAACTGAGAGTTTCAGGTAGGACATCTGATGCACCGGGTATCATACAGATGGCCTTCTTCGATGCCAACAACTTCTTCGGTGGAACGGGTGAATTTGTTTTGGGCAAACTGCAATACGCCATGAACGAGAACAGCAACACAGTCACCACTGTCGCTGAGATTCGCGGTATTACCAGCGACCCACAAACAGCAGGTAATTTCGACGGTGCGCTCAAGTTCCTGACATCCCAAGGAGATGCTTCGTCTGCCAACCTAACTGAGAAGATGATTCTTACCTCTGATGGCTATCTCGGTATCGGCACTGACAGTCCCGTACCCATGTTGCACATCTACGGGGACAACACCACCACCAATCAGACGACCTCCGGTGCTGCAAGTATCACAATCGAGAACGATGGTACTGGAGATGTCGCCGTCAACTACCTACTGACGGGGATTAGAAGATGGATTACGGGTATAGACAACAGTGACGATGATAAGTTCAAGATATCAACGGGCGGCACTGACATAGGCACTGGGGCTAAGTTAGCCATAGACACTTCCGGCAACGCTGTGATAGCAGGGGATGTGCAGGCTGCTTCTGCTACTATAACTGGTCTGATGACATCAGGCACTGCTAATATCAACAGCGGTCACCTATTCGACGCAAATACTGCACACGGTATAACCACGAATGGTGTAGCAATCGGCTCAGGCACGACCAAGGTGAGGGCAGAATCCGGTACGTTTGCATTTAGCCAATCTTATACATTGGTCAGTAGTTTGAACAATGGTACTGAATTGGAGTTGTTCAGGTTTAATGTTGCTAACGCCAGTTACAGGAAGTTCCAAGCGGGCAGGATGTATATCAGAGTGCAGGTCCAGACTCCGCAGAGCGGGGGCTCAGGCTTCTTCCAGCAGACTGTGACGTTCGGTGATGATGCTAGTGGTGGTGCAGCACAATCAACGACTGATAGGATAGACTCCAGCATGACTGGTGGTAATGCCGCATACGACCATGAGAAGGCCACGATAGTGGTCTCTAGGGTCAGTGACTACATCTGTGTCAAGTTCAGAAACGATACCGGTGTCGCTATTCTTGCGACAACCAGCAGTGGGTTTCAGGCACAGTTATCATGTGAATTATTCGAGTTGGATGCTATGCCATCTTGATGGAGGTATGAGAGATGGCGAGAGAGAGTACGGAAATAAAGACGATAAACAATGTGAGAGCCAGTATAACGACGAACAACTTCTCGATAGTCGGAACGAGTAACGAGATAGACGTCGCTACGAGCGCAGGTACGGGAAACAACCCCGGTACGGTTCAGATTGGAATAAGCAGCAACTTCAGCGGTGGTAGTTCAGCCGGTACTGCCGACTTCCTCATCATGGAAGCAAACACTGGAGCAGTAGACCACTCAAACGATGCTGGGACTCTGTATAACGTCAACAACACCAGTTATCAGTTCATCTGCTTCAAGAACGAGCAGCATAAAGACGCCATATACACCCACAGCACGAGCAGCAGTTCCGAGGAGGTTACTGTCACAGAGGCTGGGACATACATGATATTCTACTCTGTCAGAACGGACAACCTAGACGATAACCGATTTATCGCAGAGGCAGCCATCCACCACCAACCATCGGGTGGGTCTTACGCAGAAAGGGACTACACGAGGGCCACTTCATACTCCCGTGGTAGCGGTGGTACGGGTGTATATGATTTCGATATACAGTTGAACTTCGCTGGTGCTCTAGTGCTAGGGGCTGGTGACAAGATAAAACTTGGAGTAAGGCAGAACGATGCTGATGACTCCAGCAACACTGTCAGAGTGCAGACTGATGGAACGATGCTGACCATGTGTAGAGTGGCAGCAGTAGGCAACAAGGCTAACATCATAGCAGCGACAGGGGCCACCACGCTCACGAACGCTCAGTCCGGCTCTGTGGTCTATATCACCGGCAGTGGTTCAGTGACACTCCCATCCAGCATGGCGACAGGCGTACAGTTCGTCATCATCAACGACACAGGCAGCGATGAGACCATCGGTGATAATGGTAATACCCACATCTTGGGTACTCATGCTGATATGCCGACAAACACTGCGAGGACGTATATCGCGGTATCGGATGGAAACTTCGCAGCGATAGGGTGATTGAGATGCCTTTCATACCCGGATTCTACGGCACTTGCGAGGATGGTACAGGCGGTGCGGGTACTGTCAGTGCACCGGGACAAGTGACTGGTCTGAGTGTGAGTGTGGTATCCAGTAGTCAATTGAACCTCAGTTGGAATGCCGTCAGCGGTGCTACCACGTACAAGGTGGAGAGGTCTACGAGTTCAGGAAGCGGATATTCCCAAATCACAAGCACGGGGTCTACCACTTTCAACAACACAGGGTTGAGCGCATCCACCACCTACTACTATCGAGTCAGAGCAAGCAACTCTGCTGGAGATGGGTCTTACTCCTCAGTTGCTAGTGGTACTACGCAATCGGCAGGAAGCGCACCATCCAATGTTAGCGTGGCTACTTCATCTACTGGTAACTATGACGATGCCGTGATAATAGATTGTATCACAGGAAGTGGTGTGATACCCGCAAACTCAGGTAGTACTTTTTCTAGTGGTACGGGAGATGTCGAATTGATTTATGGCCCTTCTTACACTTCTGCGTTAAACGCTGGTAGTGGTGTTCTTCAATTTAGAACCTTCGGATATTGCAGAGCGACAGGAGCGACCTCCTTTTCATGGGGCATGGGGACTCCTTCGGTAGTGCAAGACACCAATAATGCAATAAACAGTACTTCCAAGAGTGGTAGTGGTTCTTCTGCACAAGACAGTACTTCCACACATATTGGAATAACCGCATCTATAACCCACAATTCAGGAGGAAGAGGGTATTTGTTGTTGCAACAATCAGGTGATGGATTCAGTTGGGCCGTGAATTGCAGTGCCATTAATTCCAATGGTACTACTCTGTCATCTCCAACAGTGACAGTGAGGGTGATGATACCATGAGATGGGAAGTAACGGGTATACCCGATGGCGAGAGTGGGGACTACAAGGTCGAGCAGTGCACCGCTACCACTGGTGAGCCTTCTTGGTTGAACTACGTGAACTTTCGCAACATAGCAGAGGGTAACTACACCGTCCTATACAGGAAGTTCGGTGAGTCTTGGCTCAATATAATGCAGGACACGGAGCAGGAGTATAGTGAGCATGACTGGCTCGTGGAGAGGATGTCGGGGGATGTGTTGCTAGGTGGCCTCGGTATTGGTATGATACACATACCACTGCTTGACTCTGATGATGTGACCAGCGTAACAATAATCGAGAAGGAGCAGGATGTCATTGACTTGGTTTGGGAGCACTGTGCTAAGGATGACAGATTCACTATAATCCATGCGGACATCAATACGTGGGAGATACCCGAAGGAAGCAGTTGGGACGTGGTTTGGTTGGATACATGGCTCACTCATGAGGAGAGGATAGATGACTACTCATCAAGAATGAGAGAGAAGTTCGGCCCTTACTGTGATAACGTAGGTGGCTGGGAGTGGTCTGAGTAATTTTTCCACATCATGTTCCCCTAAAGCAAGATTCCTATCTTAGACATAATCTTCTCCAGTCTAGTTTGACTGTATGAATATGCTAAGTTGTATGCATACTCACCTGTTGAGGTTAATCTGTCCACGTGTATGTTCTCCTCTATTGGTATGTCATTGGTCAATGCCCATGATACCAATGACTCTGTTCTCAGATTACTTTGCGCTGAATCCACAGAGAAGCAACCACCTAACCCCCCCACAGAACAGTCGAACTGTCTGATACCTGAGTCATAGGCGGCTTTGATGTATTCTGTACTATCTTCATTCACGTGTAGGTGTATGCTTAGATTGTGTGTAATCTTTTTTGCTTCCTTACACAAAGATGCAATGCTTTTGACAGTTGCATTACTATCTGTATCACATAGTACAATGCATTTTGATATGTCTTTTCCCCACTTAACACACTCTAAAACGGCTTTTTTAGATACACCCTTACTAAATGCACAACTAATGTACAATCTATTTATTGGTATATCTTTACATTTATTTTGATATACACTCATTATATTCTGATATGTATTTTTTTGATTTGTTTTGTTGAAGTCGTTGTCGGGGCTTATCACTACATTCACACTTTCAAGACCTAGTTCTATCGCTCTATCGAAGCCCTTCTCATTCACCACCAGTAAGTCTCCGCCTGTCTTTCTATACAGTTTACCACTTTCTCTCATTGGTAGTATAGAGGGGTGCACTAGGCTTCCCACTTCTATGTCTTCTATACCTGCACCCTTTAGTTTCTTGATTAGTTTGACTTTTTTCCTCAAAGGGATGGTTCTTGGTAAACCCTGTAAACCATCTCTAGGACTCACTTCGTACAGAGATATGGCATTCATTCACTATCCCTACTAGACCATACAAAATAGATGAGCAATCCTGTCGTAGCCAGTAGAAGCAAAGGGAATCCTAAAGGTATCTCTATCTCCATGTCGTTGACTATACTGTCTATCACACGCTGGTCAACAATCATTCTTCGTCCCAATCCTCAAAAATCTCATTCATACATCTGATAAACATTGCAGTCTTACTATATCTTTTCATATCAATTTACACCTCCACCAATTAAATCTACTACTTGTCTTAACTTTCCTTAAACTCAAATCCATCAATACCCCAACTCGAACTTACTCGGCTTCTTCATCTCACGAATCTGCTGTGCTGCGAATCTTATCTTCTGAGTGCTGTGTAGATGCCAGAATGAATCTTTGTCTACTTTGAACTCTTTTTCTATTAGTTGACATAATTCGTATCTTGAGGAGGTTTGGAGGTCTTTGTCTATCTTCAGACCAAGTACTTCTTTGACCTCATCTTCAGAGTATTTTACACGCTTGTCTAACCACACGTAGACATGTCCCATTACTCTCATGAGTTTACGAACAAACCATCGCCATAACATACTGGTGTAGATTCTACACCGAAGGTAAATTATTGTTTCGTCTTTTTGTATACCGAATCCTGCCAAAAGTGACCACATTGCTTACACTGCCAAAGATTGATTCTCCTTTTTTCAGCATCTTGATAACGTGCATTCAGCCTTCTTGGGATATGCTTGTAACCACAAGCACGACAAGTGACGTTTAGTTTGTCTAGAAGTCTTCCCATTATTCTACAGGTCTCCTACCAACGATATCATCTATCCTTAGTAGGGCCGTAGTGACTTCTGTCGCACTAAGCAAAGCCTGCTTGATTAGTTTGGTAGGCTCGAATACACCAGCGTCTTTCATGTTGGTAATTCCACCATCAGTAACATTAGGACCGTAGTGTAGATTTCCACTTTGTATTTCGTGTCTCATAGCCAGCACCACGTCGAGTGGGTCGTGACCCGCATTCTCTGCTATGGTAGCAGGAATAATCTCTAGAGCGTCTGCAAAGGCCTCTATAGCCATCTGAGGCCTTCCGCCTACACTAGCACCATGATTCCTCAGATAGGAAGCCATAGCCACGAATGATGAACCACCACCAGCGACTATCTTTCCGTCTTCCTTGACTAGGCTGACTACACCCAATGCGTCATCGAATCCTCTCTCCACCTCGTCTAAGGTAGATTGTGTTGCCCCTCTTAGAACCAGAGTGGACTGGTCACTTTCAACGATTGAATGTACGAAAATGTACTGCACGTCATTGTGCTTCTGCCTCGATATTTTGACGAAGGCTGCCTCTTCGAGTTCTTCTGGTGTCTGCGCTACACTGATACCTAGGCATCCTCTTAGTGCTTTCATCACACTCTCAGGTACTCTTCTTATCACACCTATGCCGTTCTTCCTTAGATAAGCGCAGACGTGGTCATGTGCACCATCTCTGACGAACACAACACCCTTCCCCTCCATCTTCGTCACTATGTGTTGTGCACGCTCAAGCAGGTTGTCCCTACCTGACTTCTGGAACTGAGAGTAATCTGCTGCGTTCAATTGAACCTGTACGTTCTCCTTGCTCTTCTCCTCCTCAAGCCCTGTGTTGAGTAGAAGGATGTTGGTCTCGTCATCCAAGTCGTAGTCTAGTACGAAGTCCTTACTCACAATCACACCATTGAACAAGTAAGATTCCTCGATGCTACCACCGGGTAGACTGACTACCCTGACCTTGTCCACATCACCAGCAGCCATGACTGCATCCACACAAAGGGTGCTTACGATATCAGTAGCAGCCTCTACGGTCTTACCGGTGATTGCAGTTTTGGCTATGTCGTGCAAGAACTCATTACCTGTTTCCAATGACACTTCTCTGTTCAAGTAGTCTATCGCCATCTGCGATGCTTCACGATATCCCCTGCATATCACATTGGGATGTAGTCCCTTCTCGAAAAGCATCTCACTGTTGGAGAGTAGTTGACCGGCCAACACTACTGTGCTGGTAGTACCGTCATAGCATATCGTCTCCTGTGTCTTTGATATCTCTATCATCATCTTACCACCGGGATGTGCTACGTCTAACTCACGTAGGATGGTAGCACCGTCGTTGGTCACTATCACGTTTCCAGCACCGTCCACCATCATTTTGTCCATACCCATCGGTCCTAAGGTAGTACGTACAGTTTCGACAATAGCCTTTGCTGCCCGTATATTCATCACTTGTGCGTTATTTGTTTTGTCATTATCGGTCATTTCCAATCCACCTCTATCTCTATCTCTTTTCCTGTATCTAAGGAAAGTGACTTTACTACACCATATTCAGCGCCGTACTTGTACAACTCGTATGTTAGTTGTGCATCTTTAAGGCAGTACTCCGCTACCTCATTGTATTTACCCAAAGCCCATTGTTCAGGTGCATCTACACTCTGCATTATCTTACCTTCTTTCAAAGTGCATTTTGAAAGTACATCTAACGATGTCACTATACTATCTGATAATAGTTTAGATGCTTTTGAAACTAGGTTCTTGGTATCTATTATTGTATCTGAACTCTTTGACATTACATCTCCAGCAGCCCAGCAGTCTAACGAATCTCTGATAACTGGTAGGTCAAAACCAATTATATTGTGACCTAGTAGTTTACCACCTTTCTCTATATGTTCTGATATATGATTACCTATATCTGATGCATGTAATGGAAGTACATTCACGTTTTCTAATTGTATATTTTTATTACTAAACAAAGTACCTTGAGTACCATCCCAAGTTGCAATTACACTTGTCTTGAATAGGTTCATGTTGTTCCACCCACCAATGTCCCAAGAGTAGTTCTCGGTCTCTATGTCTAAGGAAAGTATGTCACTCATCGTTAGCGCCCTCTTTCATTCGGAGATACACTACCTTGTTCTCCTTTACGGTGTCAAACATATCTTTAGCGTACTTACCAAAGTGATTCCACCCAGTGCCTCTAGTGACTGAATTGAGTTTCATGTACGTCTGTATCACGTTGTTCTTCCTGTGCCAACCTGCTCCTCTGGAGTCATCGAAGTCTACAGCATCTGTGTTCTGATACGCTATTGCAAATCTCTTCTTGTACTCAGACACCTCTGTCTTCTTGTATCCAACCTCAACCTCGTCTTCTAACCATAGAATCAGATTCTTAGTCAGGTCGTATAGAATGTCCTTAGCCATGTCAACGTGCTCTCCTGTCACTTCCCATGACTCGTCTAGCATGGCCATGTGCGTTGCGAAGATGACTGTGTAATTCTCAACAGCAGGCATGAATGAAGCAACCACATCACCGATACCCGGCCCTAGACCGTCTAGTAGAGAGTAGTAGTCTTCTATGGAGTCATACGCAGCAGCGTAGAAGTCATCTCCTGCTGTGAACATCTGATGCATATGAGACTGTAGCAGTTCCTCTTGGTCGTATCTATTCATAGTGTCCCAGTCTGAGAAGGAAGTCTCACTGATGTTGAGTAATCTATCTCTCACCCTCTTAGTCAACCCTTTGAAGTAATCCACTATGTCGTCATGCTCGACAGACAACTTGGGTATCTTCTTGAATGCCATCTCCATCCTCTTCATGCTCACACCCATCCTCTTGTCTGTATCCCAGTCTGCCCAATACAGCAGAACCCTTTGGAAGATACCTTTGGTCAGAACGTACTCCTTGACACCCTTCGGTGGGAAAGTGGTAATCCACATCGAAACCAGAGACTCAGTCTCTATCCTCCCTGCTTTGGTATGCTTGACAAGTACGTTGTTGTTACTACCTACGGGGTTGCAGGCAGACTGTAGATACAACACAGTCTCCTGACTGTGCTTGTTGGGGTTGAGTATGATTGAACCCTCATCGAAGTTGAGTGCCTTACGCCCATCTAACAGTCCCTCTTTGAGATGCTTGACTGTTTCACCATCAACAATCTCTTCTTCCCATCCACCTATCAGAGCAGCGTCAGTCCCTGTGGTGTACATCTCAGTGGGTATCTCGGCCTCTCTACAGATGTCACCTATGAACTCCCAAGACACAGACTTACCAGACCTGCTTGGTTGAATCCAGAACACGTGCACACGTGGGTCTAGATGTGATGAACCCCAAGGTATCCTCACAAAAGGAACAGCAACCTGTCCTTGTAGGAAGAAGAAGGAAAGCATACCGGGTATGTCGTTTTCCATTGATGTCTGTCTAAAGTGCTCCAAGTACCCCTTGAACAAAGGAAACTTCTGCACTGCTTGGTACTCTGAGTAG